AGAGATAGATTACTTATTGCTGTAGACGAGATAGGATCAACAGACGGAAGACTAGCTAGAATAGTAAATATACAGCGTCTAGGTAGGAATAATGAAACAGATATAAACAACGTCATAAAAGATATGTCTGAAACAGATCCTACTTTTTTAGATGAGGAATCACTAAGAAACAAAATACCTTTTATGGATGCCCCTGTAAAAAAGATTACAGACTTAACTGAAGATCAGATGGACGATGTTATTTATCAACTAAAAATAATAGCAGAAGACAAAGCACGAATAAGAAACATAGGTAAGAATTAATTTAAACTACTTATAGTATTAATAGCAGACTCTATATCCATCTTAAACCATTCGTTCTTTTGTTCCTCTGCTATAGTGCCAGCAATTCTATGTGCCTCTGCTTCTGCTTTACGTTTGACATCAAACGATGCTGCATAATGTAAGGTGTAATCTCTGAGAGGACTACCCGTTTGAAAGTTTTCTAGTCTCTTCTCAATGTCAATAGTCATGCCTATCTTTACCCAGCCGGGCCAAGCATCATTTGTTACAACGTACACTTCACCTTCTTCTGTTTCCTCTACTTTTTTTATAGAGGAGAAGTTTTCATTATTAAAATTTATATATCTTCCCGGTTTATGTAAAGGGTTTGACTTTGCTATATACTCACCATTAACGTACATTCTTTCTGGATTACCTATTGCATTTTTTACAAGTCTGTTAGGGTTATTACAATCTTTACATCTAATTCTCCCTAGTTTTTTCCAAGAAGGATTCCAATTAGCGTCTGTTAATTCTACGTCACACGATCTACATACTAACATTGTTATACTATCTCCTAATATCTGTGTATCTTTTGCACCACATAAACACTTCCGTTAGATGTTCAATAGCTTTATCTTTCTCTACTGAATCATCCATGTTCCTTTGTATGTAAGTCTCTAAAGGGTCTAGCTTTTCAGCCAGCCCTTTGATGAGATGATACTTTTTACTCTTAATGTATTGTTCTGCTTCTATAATGATACTCATACTCCACACGAGCCTCCGTTACCACTGATGTCACATATGTCGTGAGTCTCTACGTGTTCATCAAACTCCTTACCTAATTTCTCAACTGCTTCACTGTAAGGTACAGACGTAAGCGGCTGACCACCTCGACTACCATCAGGGTAACACGTGAACCCTCGTAGTCTATGAGCGTAACTCGCTAACGTATTAGCGAAAGCCTCTACTGTATCCTCATTATTAAGTTTACTACCCCACGCAGGAAGATTAATTGTAGAACTAATACTCATGTCTACGTAGTCTTGCACGTCAGCTTGAAACTTAATCCTTCTCTCGTAGTCAGACGCTAAGTCTAACGCACTCTCGACATCCTCTGGGTCAGTACCGTACAGATCAATGAGTTCTTGAGCTGCACTATCTACGACATACTGATACACCCAACGTGTATTACCTTTTAAATATCTCCTCTTATATGCCACAGCAAAGATAGGCTCAATGCCTGTTGAAGTACCAGCCAGTATTCCTATAGATCCTGTAGGTGCAATAGCTCTATTAGCTACTGGTCTCGTAACGGATAACTTATCTGCAAACTCTTTAGATATTTTATCTGACTCTCCCTTGTATACGGATAGCCACTGGTGAAGTTCGGGTGACACCTCATATTTATATCCTTTTTTTATGAGCCACTCGTGTACACCCATGAAGCCTAGACCTAGCCTACGGTTCTTAGCTCTCACTTGATAGACCTTATCGTAAGGTAGCTGTGCCTTTAACGTCCCACAGATAAGGAACATAGTGGCTAATCGTACTACATCTTTTAGTTCTGAGATTGTTTCTATGCGTCCAAAGTTTAGTGACCCTAAGTTACACACGTCACTATCATCTTCTGATGTTACCTCAGTACACGCATTACGTAGTGTCTCATTCTCTTTATCGAAAAAGTTAAACGAGAAGCCCGGCTCTGCTGTCTTCATAGCTTGCTTGATGTTCTCTTGAAACACTGGGCCTACTTCACCTGTCTCGTAGTAGTTAAGTAACCAAGCAGTGTCGTAGTTAACTGACACATTGGTCATGTCAAGGGGTGCAGCAAAGTTAAAATCTTCTTGCTTTATATCCCAGAGGGTTTTACCCGTGCTACCTACAGGCATTGATGCCCAATCTTTAGCTACCAAGAACTTATTAATGTCTGCGTGTTGCCAGTTAAGACTAGCATAGATAGCTGAACGTCTACTGCCACCTTGCATTACTCTTCTACCAATCTCATTTATCATGTTCATCTTAGGGATAGGACCAGATGCTTCGCCACCTGTCCTCTTTATTGGTGTGCCTTCTCCTCTGTATACTGAGTAGTCAATACCTATACCACCACCTGTCATCAGACAACTCTCTGACTTCCAAGATAGGTTAGCCCAATCCTCTCGTGTATCTTCTTCAGCCTTGAGTAGGTAACAGTTGTTAAAGAACTTGTTAAGTCTACCTGCGTAGTACAAGTACCTACCACCCGGTATAAACTTCATGTCTCGTATGTATTCTTCTAGCTGTTGTCTATCTTCTTTACTGAAATATAAATCTGTGCCGCCACTCTGAATAGGTGAGACACATACGTCCTCAACTAATGTGTGAGCTAAGGCCGCCCAAGTTTCAGCGTTGTCGTGTCTATACTTGTGGTTAAATATATCTTCAGAGAATTTAGATCTGAACATAGGATTAAGATTGGATCGGTACTGCATTATCTGTTGTCTCCACTGCCTTTGATTTTACCTTGTCTCTTACGATTGTTTAGCTTGTCCATGTTGACTTCTACAACTTCCTTAAGAGAACTCTTATACGCATTAGCTATAGCTGTAGCGTAGAACACTACGTCACCTAACTCTTTAATCATGTCACCCTTAGACACAGACTTAGAATCACGTATAGTCTTTTGCATCTTACCTGCAACCTCACCTGCCTCACTCATCAAACCGAATAAGTTTTCATACAGGCGTTGGTCTGGTGGTGTAATAATCATACCCTCTACCCAATCACTATAAGCAGTGAACTGATCTGTTGTATCATTTATATCTAACTTACTATCAAAGTATCCCATGTTTTTTAAATCCCCTTGCGCTATCATCGTGTTACCTTTCTTGTATTTTTATACTGCTTATGTGTACATCATCTATATCAAAGAAGACATTCTCTACTAATTCTCTTACATCTTGTTCGTGACCACCCTCATACAAAGATAGTATGTTAGCTTCGTTATCTATTGATACTCTAAACGTTACACTAAAGGATTTCATAGGACATCCTTACCCTCTAGTACATTGATACGCATCTCTGCATAACGTCTTATCTTCTCTAAGTCTATGATCTCTGACTCTACTGTAGTCATACCTTCGTATAGCTTATGTCCTGCCCTACTAGCGTACTTAATTATGTTACCTACCTCAAAAGAAAATCCGTTCTGCATAATAAAAGTTACTGGTTCTATAGCGTAACGAGTATAGTGAGAGGGTTCTTTTATTATATCCTCTTTAGATATATGTCTAGTGCCTGTTAGGTATGCTGGTGTAGTCATTAGTCTTTCCTCTCAGTCTTTAATACTATTCGTTCAACTGTTATTAGTTTGCCTTTTTCTTTTAGCCATGACTCAGGTACTACCCTGTGTGCATACTTAAAATTATTCTTCTCACACCAATCTGTATAGGTGCTTTTAGATCCTTTGTAAAGCTTTGCTTTAGCATTACTGAATACAAATCTAATGTCTAGCTCTGGATGCTGTTGTCTTATACAAGTATGCTTATGCCTATCTTCAGAATCAAAGATACCTTTGGTTTCACATATGATACCGTTATCAAGTAAGAAGTCTGGGGTATAAGTACGATACCTCAAGTCTTCCCACTCAATCTTTAGTAACTCATACCTAACCTTAGTTTGGTTATCCTTTAGGTACGCAGCAACCTGTTTCTCTAGGCCGCTACGATACCTGTATGCACTGTGCCTACGCGTCTTTGCCATTAGATTTCGCAGTTAAAGCATCTCTTAAGTCACCTAGTTTTACTGCTCCTTCTTTTTGTAGAGCCATTAGTACTTCATCAAACAGTTTTATAGCGTTCTGATTAATTGATACTCCATGTACTAAACTTTTTTGATCGTCAGTTAAGTCGTCCTCTTCGTGTTCCATATTATCTAATGTAAATTTTGTCATGCCGCTTCCTTTGCTATGTGTACGTAGTCTACTATTGGTTTCTCTTTAGCCTTTGATACTAACGAGGGTATCGTT